GTCCTCGAAATCGTCTAAGGAACCATAGTCAGGTTCATCTGCAAAGGTTGGAATATCGTCACCCCAACCAAGTAGTGAAAGGTCAAAACCATTTTCTGATAACTTTTCTAGTTCCATCTTTAATAGGTCATCGTCCCAAGACGAGTTAAGAGCCAGTTGATTATCTGCAATAATGTAGGCTTTGCGTTGCTCTTCTGATAAATGAGACAGGGTTATGGTTGGAACTGAATCCATTCCGATTTTTTTTGCTGCTGCAATCCTTCCATGGCCTGCGATTACATTGCCGGTATCATCTATAAGTACTGGGTTTGTAAAACCAAATTCTTTTAGAGAATTAACTAGCCTTTCTATCTGGACCTCGCTATGTACCCGGGGATTGTTTTTGTATAAAGTGAGATCAATAATTCTTGATTGCTTTATATGCTCAGGGGCTACGATTGGGTAGATTGGTGTTTGGGTCATAAGTCGAGGTGTATCTGTTCTGAGTTTAGCCCTTTTTTCTTAGGATAAAACTCGACAGGTTTAGGCTGTAACCATATACGCTTGCCGTTTAGGATTCTGTAATTGCATTTTTGCAATGGGTCGTAGACAATGTAATCTTTAGATTGTCGGTAAGATAGACCTTGCATTTTTCAACTGTTCTTTTACTTTTTGCATTTCTTGTGGTAATTCTGCTTTTTTATTTTTTAGGTTTTTCTGAATTAATTTATTCATAATTTTGGTTGTTTCTTCCCAAGACTTTTTTCTATGGTTGTGTAGTTCTCTTACAATGTCTTTGTTAATATTTACACCTACGTTGTTTCTAATATCGCCATCGCCATTTCTGAATCCATGTGAGACTAATTTTGAGTCATCATCATAGACTGGGTAAACGGCTTCGCAATAGCAGACTATCGCAAGATCACACCCGGCCATACGTCTACCATTCTCTTGTTTGTCGTAGTCGGGTAAAAAATTGTTTATTAGTCCGTCAGCATTATGGACTATGCCGGAATCGTTGCAAGCGTGACAGTTATAGTTTGGCGCTCTGAATGTAACATCACGATCAATCGCGGCTCTTTTGTAAGGTTTCATGGGGTGTTAGAAAGGTTGATCTTTGGATTTGTTTTTCAACCAAGGTTTTAATTTTGATTGATTTTCTGGTTTCCGCAACTCCAAAAACTGTTCATATTGACCATTTCTAATCCAACGGAAACAATCGGGCCACATAGGTACAAATTTACCTTCTCGAATAAGTTTTACTCTAAGTCTTGAATCAGCCTCGAGACACTCTTCTAACTTATCTTTGGTGGCTTTGTCTAGTTGGTCCCATTCACGAAAGGCCGGTTTCTTGGATTGGGAGACACATTTATTAGGTTGCTGCTGATATTTTTTCCAGAATATTTCAAATTTTTCAGTATATCCTCCCTTTTTAGTTTTTTGTTTTAGTTTAGTTTGTTTTACTTCGGGTGTATGTGGTACACCGGGGGGGTGTATGTCAGCTACCGGGGGTGGTGTATCTGGTACACTAGTCGTTGAAATACACCCCGTATCAATACTGGGTTTTTGTGGGCTAGGTACTTTGCATTCGTGCCAAACTGTTACTCGATATGCGTTCGTTTTCTGACCGCCTTCAGCTGTCCTTGAAACTTTTTGTAACCACCCAAGTGAACAAAGTTGTTCAACGGTATGAATTACCTTAGAACGGCACATTCCAGCGTCTTGCGCGATTGTGCTATAACTGGGCCAAATGTTCGGGTAATAGCTTTGCAGCACCCAAAGTACCGCTAATTGGTGTGGGTCGATTCTGCCCTTTAAGGCTGTGGGCAAAGATACGAACGGCGTATTTTCCGGTATGAAACTCATTATGTATTACTCTTTTATCGTTGAAGGTATTGAGGCTGCACCACAGGGTAGCAAGAGACACGTTGGAAATGGGCGTATGATTGAATCAAGTAAGAAAGTGAAACCATGGCGTGAGGCGGTAAGATTGGAGGCAAATAAAAATGTCGGCGAGATTATACAAGAACCAGTACACGTTGAATTAGTATTTTGGTTTTTACGTCCGAAGTCTCATTTAAACGCTAAAGGAGAAACGCGGCAATCTGCGCCAAGATTTCCTACGTCAAAAAATAGGGGCGATATTGACAAATTATGTAGGAGTACTTTAGATGCTTTAACATTATCAGCGTTTGCTGATGATTCGCAAGTGGTAAGTTTGCAAGCCCGAAAATATTATTGCGATAATAAAAAACCGGGTCCAAAAAAACCCGGCGCAATGATAACAATACAATCAACTGATCGAATATATGAAACGAATCTCATGGGTCCTTTGCCCTAACTGCGAAATCTACACAATCCAAAAAGTTGTAAACATAGTTGTAAATAAAGATTTCAAACAGATTAGGCGTAGGGTATGTTTTGATTGCGGCCATAGGTGGTACACAATACAAAATCCAGAAAAAATTATTGATGATATTAAAGCAAAAAAATTATCAAAGGAGTTGCCGGGGGATAGATAAGCCACCTCGCGTAGACCTCCCTGTCTTTTGCAGCTTGGACTCTGCAATCTTGTTAGACTTTCAGACCCGCTTTGCAGAGGTCGTCAGGCTCCCCGGCTAAATTTTATTAAGTGCTTCTTCCAAAGAGTAACAAACCCGGGAGATCAAACCAGCGTCCAATGTCTCTGGATTTAGACTATTAGTATTAATCTTTGGGTTGCGGCGTAGAAATTCTTTTAATGCTGCGCCATCTTCGGCTCTGAGGTACATAAAAATGTTCATGTAGGTGTTTATGTAGCGAGCAGAAAGTAATCTCTTACAAACCGATAATAACCCTAAATTAGTGGGTCATCGTATTCTGGAATGTTTTCATTATATATTTTGTTCTCAAGACTTTGTATTTCAAAAACTATAGAGGTGGTTGCTGCAATAGCTTTTTCTACCTCCTCCATACTTCTTTTTTGACAAAGATAATGTTTCCACTTTTGAAGTTCTTGGTAACAAAACTGCTGTTTAAACTCATAGGCAAGTGATTGTTCAATGGTCATTAAATTTTGCTTCAGCCTCCTCGAATACATCTTCAATATCGCGTCCATTAATCCTTACATCAACATCTAAACCGAACTTTTCAGCACATAATGTAAGATTTCTAAAAATGACTATAAAAAAGTTTGGAACTGTATCCGTGAAACCCCATTCATAACCGTCCCGATTGGAACAGTTTTTAATCAATCGTATTTGATTATCAAGGGTTTTCATTCTAGGGCCAAACATTCTTTTGAATCTGTCGGCCTTTTCTGGGTTAATAATCTGGTTTTTAGACATTAGAAAGGCTGCCCCCAGTTCTCGTTTTGTTGAGGTGTGATTAGTCCTTCTTTACAAAGTGAATCTGTCCAATCATTCCACTCTGTTTGCTTGGCTAAAGGGTCGGCTCTTTTACCGCCCCATCTTTTGTAAAGTTCTCTGAACATTTTTACTGCTTCAGCTTTAGTCATTAGTTTTAGCCTCCTTAAGCGCTGTTCTCATTGCTTCAAGTTCTGCAATGTTTTTTTTGGTTTTTTTAATTTCTGCAAGTTGTCTTTGTAGAATGTCTTTTTGACAAATTAGTCTTTGATCAATTTCCCAAAGTGTTTTTTCTCTAAATGCGTTCATTTTTTTAAAAATAAATTTATATAAAAAAGGTGGGAGTATTTAAACTCCCCAGACCTGATATCTTTCAACTAGCTTTGGTCTAGTGTCACAGCCCTCATCAAAGATTGCCTTTAATAAGTCCATGTTGTTTTGCCATATCCTAGTATCGTTTCTTAAAGTGTTAAGTCTCTCAACATCTGCTGCGGTAACTTTTTTGTAATGCTCTTCCCTAGATGTATCAAAATTGTTGTGTTTTAGATTTTGTATTGTGTCGTCATACTCAGCTATCTTTTGGCCTAAAGTCTTGATCTTTTTGTCAGACCACTTTTCCATCTGAACAGCTAACTTAGAAAATCTGTCCCACTTTTCAACTTTCTTAGCATCTTTCTCAGCTTGTAACTTAGCTTGTCTCTCGGCTCTAGCAGCATCTTCTTTAGCTCTCTGTGCGCTTTTGCCCTCCATTTCAGCGCCGTGTCTTTCTGATCTGAATTGTGTGTACTGGGTAAGATGGCCATTAGCTGAGTTTGAACCATATCTGTAATTCCAGATCATACGAACATAAATTTCAAACTTAGTCTCTTCCCTTCGCTGCTCTATGGTCCTTTCGTCAGCGATGTAATCATAAACGTGACCATAAACACGACCTTCAATAAGGTCATTGGCGTGATTTACTCGTAAGTCTGAAGTTTTCCAGATGTATTCTTTTTTTGTATAGTGCTGTGCAATCCTTTGCTCAAGTAAAGCACAAGCTGAATCAGCCTGAGCCTGTGCATCTTTAATGATGTTTGAATAGTGTGGGTAGAATCTAGGCTCTTCCCAACCAAATACAGGAGACTCTTCTTCTAGTCTTTCTTCAGCACAGATAATGTAACGACCTGTATAAGTGTGTGGGTATCTAATACCTTCTTTTTTGTGAGTATCAACCTGTAAGTTTTTGTGGTTGCACTTGTCTTGAACCTCTTTAATGAAAGCAGTAGTAATGCTGTTTACTAAGTGCTGCTTAAGATGTTCTGGTGTTGTGAAAGTCATTTGCGAGAAAATTTAAAGGTAGGCCGCCTCCGGCCATAACATAATTATGAACCATTATGAGAAAAAGCGCAACTGTGACCATCTATAAGATTGAGTTTTATTAGAAGATTGTAATAAAAATGTCTAAGATGTTTACAAATGTAGAAGAATGATTCATAATAGAAATATGGGGGAGGCCCCTTTTTCACTCGCCCGATTTCCTGACATGAAAATCACTCTCGATCTTAACGAAGAACAGCTTGGAAACTTTGAAATGATACTACAGGAGGCTAAAGCTATGCTTCCTGATGATGACGAAGAGTTTCAAGAAGCTCACGAAGATAGCTACGCCGGTACTATCCGTGAGATTACTGAACAGGCTGCAAAGCAGACTACTGTTTTTTCTGTACTCCCTATAAAGGCTTAAAGATGTCCAAGAATGTTACCGAGTTGCCATTTGAAAATGGCGTTATTTTAAAGTCATACGACACTTTCGTTGCTGTAAAAAGGAATGACGGCAACCACGAAGTTACAGGCAAATGGCACAGCAAAACGACTTCTCGCCAGATTAATGAATTTTTTGGCGGTAAAGATAAAGCAGATAAAGCAAAAAAGATTTCACAATCTTTGCTTGATGCAATGGGTAAATTTATTGAGGCTCACAACAATGGCTAAATCAGAACAGCAAACACTTTGGGAAAAGAAAGAGGCATTTATTAATGCTGATCAAGAGTACAAGCAGCTTTGCGATAAAGTTGCCTCTATTCATAAAAATATAGATGCTACAAAAACTGCGGGCCGCGGCGCATTGCAGAACATAAAAAGATTTCTTTTATTAGAAGAACTTGCTACCAAGCAATCTTACAAATTTGAAGATGTTAGCGGCGATACTTCCGCAGAGCTAGAGGATTTAACAATGAACTGTAATGAGTGCTGGTTCTACGAGTTTAACAGCGCATCTGATTTTGCACTTGAACAGGCTTTGGAGTATTCACAAGTACCCGCAGAAATGTTCAAAAAAATTAGAAAGTACGAGGGAGACTTAAGGATTGCCATTCAATACAAAGATGATCTTAGAAAACGTCTAATGGAATCTTTCGACCTTGCTCTTAAAGAATCAAATAAAAATCACAAAAAGGAGGAAACAAAGTGAGAAATTTATTTTTGATGATTGCTGTTTCTGGGTTGTTTTATACAGCCCTTTCTGGCACTTTATACGACATGACAGTTGCAGATTGTAACGCCGGTGTTGCTGCTGCTTGTGAGGAAATAGCAAAATGATGAAATTTCAAAAGTCAGATTCAAAGGCTGAGATATTATTTCAAGGCTTTGTAATGCTTTTCCAAACACAGCTAACCAACCAAAAAGAAATAACCAGACATCAAGACGATCTGGTAAATATGGTTACTTTAATGCTTATGGACCCAGACATTACACAAGAGGTTGCACAATCAGCCGTTGATAGGGCCATCAAAGCCATTACATTGGAGAAACTTTATGATCAGTAAAACAGAACCTAATGACGGAACTATGGACGTTAAGGTAGGCGATCTTATCGGTAGAACTTGTATTAGAGATTGTGATGACGAACACTTTGTCTTTTGCGGGATTATGCCGCTTAAAGGAGAAAAAATACCTCGGATAATTCTTATGCGGAAACTACCCGGTAAAGTATCTCCGGCAATTTTCGTTGATTGGGATAGCTTCGGAGAAAACTACATTATTTCCACCGAGATACCAAAGGTAAAAGTTGCCTACAAAACAGCGAAAAGAAATGTATAACTCATTTTGTCTTTCGCTACTGGTCATTGCAGCTTACTTAAATTTGTATTTGACCATAAAAAAAACCCGCAAGGGCCACCCCTGACCTTTGCGAGTTCTAACTCCAAGCCGCACTACAACGGCACTTCTATTCTACTCATGAATTATAACGAACAGATAAAAACATTAGAAACAGCCATATTACATGGCGGTGGTTTCTACAGCAAACTTGCTCACGCTGCACTTTCAGCAGACCCAGATAATCGCGCTTTAATTTTCAAAACTTGGCCACGATTAGAAACTGTCTACGGACCACTTGGGCCGTTTCAACATAGCACCCCAGATTTGAGGTTAATTAAATGATTATCCATGAAGTAAAACCAGTTTCAGTTGATTTTGCTAGTTATCAGGCAGACCCAGCTTATAGCGCATCTGACTTGAAAAAATTGCTATCACAATGTCCAAAGGCTTTATGGCATAGCAAACATAATGAACTTGCACCGCCAAAGTTACCGACCCCGGCGATGAAACTAGGGAGCATGATTCACAAAAAAGTTCTCGAGCCTGACGACTTTCATAAAGAGTACGTTGTACTTGAGGAAAAGCGCACTAAAGAGGGCAAAAAACTTGCCCTTGAGTATGAGCAAAAAGGCTTGACTACTTACACCCCAGCGGACGCAAAAGTTATTGACGATATGACTTTAGCAATCTGCCAGCACCCCGAAGCTCACGCACTTTTAGATAAAGGTCAATCTGAACAATCTTTTTGGTGGACACATAGTTCAACTGGTCTTGATTGCAAATGTCGTTGCGACAAAATCCACAACGATACAATAGTTGATCTTAAAACTTGTGGCGAGGGCGGCGCATCGGCAAAGGCTTTTACATCTTCAATTATGAAATTTATGTATCATGTCCAAGCCGCGCATTATTTACAAGGTACTGGGGCTGACCGCTTCATCTTTGTAGCAATAGAAAAAGTTTTCCCTTACAACATAGGGGTCTACGAATTAAATAACGATTTTATCGACTTAGGTTATGAACTCCAAGAAAAGGCACTTTTTGAAATTTCTGAAGCAAACCAAAGTGGAATCTGGAAAGGTTACACGGACGCTGACGGAATCCAAACCCTCGAACCACCGCATTGGGCAATCAACAATGACTGAAACTATTACTCCAACTTTTTGCGTTGAGCAAATTACTCCTGATTTTGCTGAACGTGTTTTAGAAACAAAAAACAAAAAAAATAGAACCGTAAAACCGGCTAATTTGAAAAGGCTCATTAGCTCTATTGATAATGGAGAGTGGACCCTAACTAATCAGGGTATCGCCTTTGACAAAGACGGTAATTTATTGGACGGTCAACATAGACTTTTAGCGATTGTGAAAACTGGTAAAACATTACCAATTATGGTTGCTAGAAATATGGACCCGAAAATATTTAATTGTGTAGATACTGGTTCAGCAAGGACCGCAGCAGATGGCCTTTACATTAAAGGTAGCGCAGCATCAAAACATCTTGCAGCCGGTATCAAGGTTTATCTTTTGTATCATACATACCCAAAGGGTACTTGGCGCAATGTTGTAGTCCCGACTCATGTTGAAATACATAACGAGTACGAAAGGCAAAAATCAGATTGGGACAAGATCATACATGAAATGGGTATCTACCATAGAAAGTTTCATTGTTTCAACTTAAGTGTTGGTGTACCTTTCTATAAATTAGTTTTGGAAAAAAATTATTCAGAGCAAATTTTATCTGACTTTTTTACTCAGTTTTCTGAGGGTACAAATTTAGATATAGATAATCCAATACTTTCATTTAGAAATCAAATGATGCAAAAAGGATTTAGAGTTAGAGGCTCTTTTTACCAAAGATACCAGTTGAACGCTTTCATTAGATTATTCAACTACTACATTAACGGAACCAAAAAAACTAGGTTTATGGCCCCACCATCTGATTTGGCAGATGTTTTATTAATCCAAAACCCAACACTAGAACAAACGGGAGGAAATTTCTAATGAAAAAACCAAACCTAAAAGGTGTTATACAACCCGAGGACGTTTACAAAAAAGGTAAATACAGTTATGTCTCATGGGCTAGGACTTCTGAATACCTTAACGAACTAGCGCCCGGGTGGGACTTTCATCTTGAATTACCACCTACCGTAGAATCTACCGGGGTAGTTTGGCCTGCACCAAACGGCTCAGGTTATCTCATGGGATATTTTACAGACCCGGAGGGAAAGAAAGGCGCAGTTTATCCGTACTCCATTATGGATAACAGAAATGAACCAATACCACTTGCAAAGATTTCAGCAAGGGACGTAACAGACTCACACCGCCGGGGGTTCTGTTTCTGTGCAGCCAAAGAATTTAACTTAGGCTCAGAACTTTGGACCGGTAACGAAATTATTAAAGCAAAAGATTCAACACCTACAAAACGTGGTGGTGCAGAACCCAAACAAAACATAGCCGTATTGGCCCGGGACGCTATCGTAAAGTCAACAACTGACCAACAATTAGATTCACATTTTAATACGCTTGCAGCAAGGCTAAGCGAGGGGAAAATAAGCCAAGATCAATATAATAAACTTATAGACCTTATCAAAGCTAGGAGGAAAGCATTAACAGCATGAACACCACCGAGACTCAATTTCTAACCACCGAGCAAGTAGCGGAAAGATATGGGCTAAGTCCCGCCACTATCAAAGATTGGAGGGCAAAAAAATTTGGTCCACCCTACTACACCCTCGAAAGGTACGCGGTTTCTTGGGGTACTCCCCGGGTCCGCTACGACTTACACAAACTTCTCGCATGGGAAGAATCAAACAACATAACCCCTATTCAAAGTTTTTAAAAATTATGGCTAACTCCGCTTTCAATGCTCGATTCAGAGTAGTAGACAACAACAGCAGCAACCAAAATGCACCCGAGAAAAATTTAATTATTGATTTCGACAAAGAAAATGCAAAAAAAGCTGCAATGTGGTTAATGCAAGAAGTTGATAAAGTTGATGAAAATAATACAACAATCCGTGTCTATACGGATAAAAGTAGTTATGATGAGGTGCCCGGTTTTTCTCTCTGGGGCGGTATGTGGGGCAACTCCGGTAGGATTCAACCTCTGGACGGAAACAGAGTCCCCAAAAATCAACCTCGATACGTTGAGAATAATTCTGACATTCCTTTCTAATTATGTTTGGTGTAATTTTTCCAAAAAACCCTTATATCGGTCAAATTTTTTATGACCCTGATTTAGAACGAACTTTTGAATACGTTGAAAGAGATCGTTTAGCAGTTATGGTAAATTGTCATAGCGATTGGTGCGAATGGAAAGACATTACCGAGGAACTAGATTAATCTTTTCCAAACAAAATATATTTAAGGCGCTTCATTAGAGGCGTTTTTTTTTTATATTTCTGCGGCGGTCATAATGTATTAGCATTTCTTGTTGAGAACACATTATTTCTAAGGCACTTGCGATAAAGTCAGATTGCTTTGCATTTGTCCGCAAAAGTTCCTCGGTCATTTTTTTTAATTCATCAATATTTTTTGAAGAATGTATGTCTTTAACTAGGGTTTCAATATAGAACTGGCGTTCTAAACTAGGGCTAGATGTTAAAACATTGATTAGATTTTTCATTGTTCTTTAGGCCATAAATTAATCTCGATATATTCAACGATTTTGTCATCTATTGTATTATCTGTGGATTTAACCAAGGCTTTTAATAGATCAAGAATTAACTTTTTAACTGCATTAGTTTTGCAGAAAGTTAATAGTATAGGTTTTAAAATACGAATCATGGTAATTAGGGCAGTACTTCCCAAACATATCGCTTTTTGCTAAATTTAGCCCATACCTCGCAAAACAATGGAAGAACAGGAAGAAAAACAAGGGTTAGGATTTATTGGCAACGCGGTACAGCTTGTCATACTCGGGTGGTCTTTGGCAGTAATTTCATTTTCATATTTTGGTAATTCTACAAGGCAAATAGATACCACCTTTGCGGCCGGGCTGTTAAGTGCTGTGATGTCTAACTATGGCCTAAATGTCAAAAAGGCTACGGACAAAAAGAAACTTAATGGTAATGTTAAGATAGTTGACAATTCTGACTCCAAAGTAGGGGTGTCAAAAAAATGAAAAAAACTCTAGCAATCTTTTTATTATTTTTTCCTTCAGCGGCCTTTGCTGATATGACATCAACAATTACCAGTTCGGTAAAAGTAGAAGTTATGAGCGCGGCAACTGCGGCTGATCGTGTAGGAAATAGTTATTCTGTTTCTGGTACAGGTGTTAATACAACTGACGGTACTACCGCGGGAACTCTTGGCGGTCTTGGTTCTACAACTAACGGCGTTAATGCTTATACAAATATAACGGCAAGTCAGCTAACGAATGGCGAAAGTTTTCAATATACAGTCTCATATTTAGAGGGGGACGCAGTTCCTACTTCAGCTCCTACTACAGGGGCCGTTTCTAATTTTTCTGACCTTACATCTACAGCTGCCGGGACAATAGGCTCAGGGGGTGCGACAATAGACAACCACGTTATTACCATAAGTGGTGGCGACCCCGGTTCTACAATTACTGGCCAATATGTAACTACTTTGAGTGTCGATTAATGACAAATGAAAAAGTTTTGGTTGTTAATATTTTTTTATGTTTTACCCGCGTATAGTCAGCCAGTCGTCCCAAACTTCGTTACCGGGACAATGTCAAGCACCACGAATACAACTACAAGCATCACAGAAACGATTACATCAAAGGATTATAAAACTGGTTACGAGTACACCGTGTCGGGTACAGGTATTACAAATTCTGGTGGAAATATGTCGCCAAACGCTACAACGGTTAACGGTTCTTCGGGCGGGGTAACTTATACATGGACAGGCGCAGATTTAACAACAAAACCGAACTGGACTCTAAACGATACGACCTCTGGTGCGGCCTTTCAGTTTTCAGAAAGCTATCATGGGCCCGGTCTACAAAACGTCACTACAATTACCAGACAGATAGAATCAGAAAGCGTTGTTACAAGTACCTCTGTGTTCTCGCAATAACTTTAAATCCTAGTTCTGTTTTGGCAAATGCAGTAAGTCAAAGCAATAATGGCTCGGTCACGAATCAGGCAATACAAATGAACCAAGGCAATGTAATAACCAATCATTATGGCGGTGGGATTATTTGTCAGGGGCCACAGCTTGCAATCTCTCCATTTTCTACTTTTGGGGTAAATTATAGAAAACCTTTCAACCATACTTACGACACGCCTGTATATGACCCAACCGATCTAGTAGGAGATTTTGACGATAATGGCGACCCTATAGGGGACGGTACGCCAGATAACCCCGGTAAAATTTTGTACTATCAACAAAACTACTCAGGTACAAACAAAGACAGTTATGCACTCAATACAGGAATCAGCCTTACTTTCACAATCCCATTAGATAGACAGCTACAGAAAGAATGTAAAAACGCCGCCCAAACTCAGATAGCAATACAAGAACAGATATTAAAAAATAAACAGCTTGATTGGAATATTGCAAGGATAAAAGAATGTGGAAAATTAAAACAGGAGGGTATTTTGATAGCAAAAGACAGCGTATTTTTTAATATTTGCAAAGATGTCTATTTAGTACCAAAGGCTAATCAGGTATTACCACATACGCACGAAATTAAGACAAAAAAATAAGCCTAAGTTGCACCTTAGACTCATTATTGTGCAATAGGCTCAAGTCCCTAACCAGAACCAATATTATTATACCTTATCTTTTTTCTTTGTAAGTTTTTTAACGATTTGCTTCACAATGGGTTTGACTGCATTAAGTAATAGTGGAGTACTGGCAGCAACCAAGCCAATAACAGCAGTAGATACAATAGTAGAAATTTCTGGAATGAATTGATCTTTGAAAGGGACGTTTTCATACAAAGTTATGCACTCAATCCCATCATCGCCCCTTTTATGACCAATAACTCTTTCTAGCCTAGATTCGTTGCGAAAATCTTTAATCCTTTGATCTTTAGGACCGGGGCAATCTGGTATTACAATTTTTTCTTTTTCTTTTTTTGGCATTTCTGGCTGTTTTTGCTCCGGTGGTTTCGGTGTATCTGTATTAATTTTTTCTTCTTTTTTTTCTTCTACAATCGTCAGTTCTCGAGGGTTGTAATCAATCGGTTTATAAGATGGCAACTCCCCAGTAGGACAACTAAAGTATGCACCCCCGGGGTCATCTTCTATTATCGCTGTATTTTTTACTGAACTGTCTCTGTGTGTTTTGACGCACCCCGGTAGATTTATGTTTGGCAAAGGTACGTTTAGTACTTGATATGGATTACCTTCTATCGTTGGTATTGTATGTAACTGGATTGTTTGGATTTGTGGTATGACAATCTCAGGAACTTCCATCTAATTTTTTGGCAATGGAAATGGTGCAGTAGTTTTTGGCATTGAGTTTTCTAAAACCTTTGGCATTAATCCTTGAACCTTTCCTAATATTTCATTCATAACCCTAGTTTTGAACTGTTCTGATGTTACATACCTGTAACCGAAATACGCCGTGCCACTCATTGAAGCTACCATAATGAAAGAAACGATACTCAAAGCGTTTGCTATCTTTTGAAACATGATTAAAGTTGCTGTATTAAAAGCACTCGCATTTAGCAGTGTGCTAGTTCTAGTCTGTATTGTAGCTCTGTCTCCCCTGTACGTCACTATGAGCCTTATGACAAGGCAGATGCAACATAAGACTAATTAATCAGCAGCTTCGGCTGTGTTTCCCTCTGCTACCCATTCTAAATAAGATTGATAATCGCTATTACCTTCAGCAAATGGAATAATTCTCACATTATTATCTGTTTGTGTTTTAACTTGATCTACAATTCCTGTGATTGGATTTTTAACTAATTTATAAATTGGATTTGTTGGATATGCCATGATTTAAAGCTCCGCAGAAAAGGATACATGAGCATCTGCTTGATCTGTTATAATCATAGCAGCGTGTCCAGCAGACCTTCCAGTTATACCATTAGAACTGTTAGCATTTAATCCAACAGCATTATCCCCTGTGTTCCAAAGTTGACCAAATGTATCAAAGGGATCACTACTACCATTAGAATATACACGAAAATAATTTGAAGAATTTGATACGTCTAAAGAAGGTGTGGTTCTCATTGTGCAAGGAAAATGGATAACAGGAAAAACGTCATTAGCTTGGTATATAGCAGCTATACCTATATTTCTCCCTGCAGCACCAGAAGCATGTCTATAGTAATACCTCTGACATAAAGCAAGCTCCTGACCGAATGATTTAAACTCAAAATCTGTTGCCACGCTGCCTACTTCTAATTGAACTCCAGCAAGTTGCAATGTAGCTCCATTTGTAGCTAGTAAATCAGTACAACTACTATGAGTAAAATCATTTGACCCTATCCATGTACTAAGAGAGGATACGTCAAAATCCGAACCGCCTGCAACTGCAAAAGTTATTCGCATACCTATTCCGCTTGTTTGAAGCCAAGTTCCAGAAGTATCTCCAGTAATTGTAATTGTTTTTTTCTCCCAAGTATCTGCTGAAGATATTGTGTAAGTATTTACATTTGTCCTGTTATAAGCATTATTTCTAAAAGCTACAGGGAAAGTTCCTGTTATGCTTGCCTTTACAAAAAATGATAAAGTTATAGTTTTTGCTGCACTTGAACCAAAGTTTAAATGGTTCATATTTAATCCTTCTATATAATGACTAACTTCTTGAAATTCTCCTGTGCCAACTGTTAAAGCAGAGAGTGAAGTTACTTTATAGCTTTTATAAAAGCCATCTGGAGAATCACTTACTTGTTGAACTTTAAACTTCCCTGCTGTATTTATGACATTCACCCATCTATCAAGAGTATATCCACCATTTACTGCTGGATTAACCTCTGAACCATTATTTCTTTGATCTTGAGAAAAATCTCCGTTAATTATTAAATTTCTATTACTTAGGTTATTAGTAATATTGGCAGTACACGTTCCATCAGAATTATTTATCGTGATGGCTGCATCTGTCGAGCCTACCCCTTTTATCGAATTTACTTTGATTTCACTCATGGTTTTGGATACTTGTCTTTAATAGCTTTAATTGTAGCTTTCCAGCCATCTATCCCATTATGGTATATATCGTCTAATTGACTAGCATAATCAGGATATTCTGCCCTTCGCTTAGATTTATAACTATCATTTTCTAAATCCCAAGCATCTTGTAACGCTTTTAATCCATCAGTACATTGCTTTTCTGTAGGTTTAGAACCTCCATCATGCACTATAAGATTTGCATAAATTTTATTTTTTGAATCACTCCAACCAAACCATTGTCCTGTACGAACTTTTATTAAATAATCCTCAATATGTGTTGGCCTCATTCTAAGTATCTCCTAAACGAATAAATTTAATTGATGTAAGATCTCTAGTTGAAGAGCCTTTCCACTCAGTTGTACTAGTTGTTTCTACTCTTAATAAAATTTTTCTTGTAGAGGTATCTGTAACATCATAAAAACATGAACAAGTAATATTTGTATAATAGCCATTTCCAGAGGTACTATCATAACCTTCAGCTACTAGTGTACCAGTAGCGTTATCTTTTATTGCTAATCCAACATAAGTTCTTGCGTTATCTGCATTTGCAATCGTAGTTGCTGATAAATAATAAACACCTGTAGATGGGAAAGTAAATACTCCACTTGATTCAGTCATTCCAGTACCTATATGTGAGGCATAATCATCAGATCTTTCCCAATTAGCTGTGAGATCAGAAGCACCTCCCTCGTAAGCCGTAGTTAGTCTCCACGAATCTGCTTCAGTTATTCCACCGCCAGCAGCATCAAATGATAAATTTCCCGACCCATCAGTTTTCATAAACTGACCAGCAGATCCATCAGCATTTGGTAATCTAAAAGTTACATCAGATGCAGGGTTAGAACTAGGTGCAGCTATTATGCTTGAATTACCACCGCTATGTTTTAATTTGATCTGGCTCATAATTAGCTAGGTTTTGGATTGTCAGCTTTTACCTTTTCACAGGCAGCGTAATATGCTTCTAGTTTAGTCGAATCTCCCTTACTATTCCAATACATAGCGTCTGCAAAATCTCCTAATGATGGATATAAACGTTGCCTGTCTGTTTTATACTTAACAGCAGCAGCTTCAGCGTCAAGCGTGGTTCGTGCAGCATCTATTTTGCTTTGATCTAAAGTAATAGATTTACCATCTTTATCAAAAACTCCAGTTTCATTATTTATACGAGCTACTACCCCTTCATAGGCTTTATGGATTGCTTCGTGATCGTAATTTGTCATTATGGTTCTACCTCCATTGCTGTAATCCAGCTTGCAAAATTAGGATAGCCACTTTGATTTGAATCACCTACAATTCTATTTAAGTAGTATGTACCAGCCGAACTTAAACCTGCAAAATACATAAACTGAAGAGTATAAGTAATTGCACTTGTAGTTCCAGCGGTGTCTGGAAAATTTGGAATACCAAATGAATCTGGGGTATTACTAGCGTTAATATTACTTGTACCAGTTTTTGAAAATATTGGATTTCTATTACCTACTGCTGCTGGATAATAACTTGTTGACCCGCCACTAATTACTTTTTTTAATCTCGTAGTAAAACTTGATTGATCTGTTGAGTTACCTTCTCCAAAACCAAAAGCACTTACATAAATTATATTACTTGCATTTGATGGAGTAATCGTTACAGCTAAAGATGAATCATGTGATCCTGTGCCAGATGTATCACAAGTAATTGATTCAAGAGCAGTAACTAAAGTTTTTTTAACTTGTAAAACTTTACCTCCACCTGCACCAGTAACCCCACTATTTGTAATAGACATTCTTTCAACACCACCAGTTGAAAACTTGATAGTGTCAGCAGAAGGAAATGTTATACCAGTATTACTATCCGTTCCTGTTAACGCTGGGGCAGAAACTGTTCCATCAACCCCAGAAATACCAGTAGTGCCGTTAATGTTTAATGCCATAATTACAAGATAACAAGTATTGCGCCACTTGGCACGGTCACGGTCACGCCGCTGTTTATAACAGGCGATACGGTGTGCGCATTTTTACCAGAAGTGATCGAATACGATGTCGTTACATTTGTGTCCGACTCGAAGAACACCTCATCGCCGCCCGCGCCGGTTGCTCCCGCCCCGCCACCTACAGCAGCGAAAGCCGAGCCGTTATATATTTCTGCTGAACCTAAAGTACTGTTAAATCTTAGCTCTCCTGTTGCGGGACTTCCGGGACGCTGCGCCGTTGTACCAACTGGTATTTTTAGCGCGCCAGTATAGTTATGAACAACAGAACCAGTAAAAGTAGCTCCGGCTAAAGGTGCTAAACCAAAGTTTGTTGTACCTACCGGGCCTACAGTTACATAACCATTATTACTTGCGTTTCTGATTTTTAAATTTCCATCTGATGTATCAACGTGCCATTGGTAGGCATAATTTGTTGTTAATGCACCAGAATTACTATTGTTAGAGGCAATAGCTTGCAAAACATTATTTATGTCGGCTCTCACCGCGGAGCCAGTTCCGTTATCAATTACAAAATCATGTTGAGCCATGGCGTTTAGGTTCCTTTACCAAATCCTACCGCTTGATAGTTGAAATTTCTATCTATACTAGCATTTGATGAATTTTTAAAGTGTACTGTAAAGCCTGTTGAGGAAATATTTGACAAAACGAAATAATCTCCAGAGGCCATATTGCTTGCCGTTATTCCTACGCTTGGCAAACTACTATTGTTGCCACCAATAGCTGAAGTTCCTGTGAAAAATGGAGAATCAAAAGTAACATTTTTCGCCCCGGCTCCTGATGCTATCTCTGTGTTGCTCTGTTCTGTTCTTCTTTGGAAAGATGCCGTATAACCTAACTGGGTTACTTTAATATCCTGTGCGGGGTCATTTGAGTTCAAAACAGCACGAAACTGAAAGCCTCTACCCTTAAATGTACCGTTGGCAAACTTTCTGAAATCTGTATAAGTTGGGGAACCGGAACCGGGATTATCGGAAGTGGTTCGTACAAATAGTTCTGCGTTAACGTCTACGGCCTCTGTGCCATCGAAGTTTGTCCATGTATCAAGATTTGCTGTTCTGGAATCGAAAAGGTCAGAGGGGTAGAAACCTTCAGTTAAAAAATGTCGTTTAAGATCAAGGCTAAATACAGCCCCAAGATCAAGTGTATCTTTGAAATCATAAGTTCCTGTTGGTACAATCCCACCGAAATCATCTAAAGAACCTATAAGGTCAAAGTTGGTAATCTGGTCAAAACTACCACCTCCTACTAGGTTAAGGCTGTTTGTTGTCGCGTCAAAAGCTACGTTCGTTAAAGTACCCTGATATTTTGGATTATCTAAATCTTCCCTGCGCGTTTGACTTACCAAAACACCTTGAGTATCAGGTAGATCAACAATTACTGAAGTCTCCCCTGCGCTAAAACGTCCTCCATCATCTTGGAATTTTAGAATATATTCTCCTTCAATTAACGGTACAACCGCAGAGGTAGTATTTCCAGCAAGCCCCGGTATGAGATCAACTGCATTGGTAAAAGTTCCGCTACCATTTGTTAACGTGCTGTGTCGTACATAAACACGCCCGCCATGAATAACGTCAACGTCTGTTGATAAATCCCAGTTAAGTCGAATATTTTTTGAATCTACTGGCTCAGATGTTAAATTTTGTACGTTCCCCGGTACAGCAGTTTTGCCGACAGCGTTAAAAGTTGTATCAGTTGAAGTTGCGCTGATTTCTAGTGCAGCATTGTAACTAAATACTTGTATTTCGTAAGTACCTGCTTCAGTATTGAATATTTCAAAATCAGGTCTTGAAACTGTTTGACTTGTATAGTTGCCATTATTAAAACGATAATTAACTTGATATTGTGTAACGCCGAGTATCGGTTGCCAACTTATGATTAATTTTGCTACCGCCTGATTATTTATTTCTACAATTTTTTCAGAAACAGTTAAAGCATTTGGGGGGTCAGAGGGCTGGTTCAGAACAGAAACTGTTCTATCAGGTAAAGAAATATCTTGTTCAATAAACGCATATTTTTCATTAACGTACGAAAGCGCTGAAATGGTGTAATTAATTCCTTCATTTTCTTGAACGTCTATAACTCTAAATTTTTGTGCCAATATCGCAGAATTTTGAATTAGCCAAACTGTGTTTACGTTTGGGGTTGTTGATAATGCGCTTTCTAAAGTGACGACAGCACCAGAAACCCCTGTTACATTCTTGGTTTCAACTGTCCCATCGGGCATAATTATGCTCATTGTTGGATTATTTGTTGTAGGTAAATCTGTAGCTGAAGTATCATCTACTGTTATTTGAGTTGTTGTTGCAGCGTTTACCCTGCCTGATCTTCTAACCCCTGCCCTAACTGGGTCATTGATTTCTATTACGCTACCCGGTCTAACGACAATACCAGAATCTATTGAGGTATTAAAGTTCACAACTTCACTTTCATTATTTTCGCTGAAAAGTATCGCCCGCCCGAATCTGTTCGCCTGACCACGAGAAGTACAAGCAAAAGCCCTAACTTGTTTAACAACAGTACCTATCTTGTTAATCAACGCGCTATCTTCTACAACTTCATAATCAATGTCCTGTGAGTCCATGTTGTAATACGCCACAGAAACAACACTATGTCTTGTTTTTAAACTACTACCAGAATATTTAAAACCCTCTTCGTCTACATTTGCCAAACTGAAAAGGTAACTTGCATCAGTTGGTTTATCTTGAGTTATGGTAATCGTACCAGCCGACCAGATCGGCATACAGCGCATAACCCCAGCAAGTTCATTTATGAGATCGAAAGCCTCGTTAGAGTTCTGAATATTTACGTTGCATGAAAACCTTGCTTCTTGTCCTCCCCTGCCATCATTAACCAAAGTATTTGCAAACTTGGAAGCCTCTACGAAAGAAAATAAATCTAAATTTCCGTCAACGATATGATCGCCAAAACCATAACGTGTATTTGTGATGAGGTCGAGCAATATTAATGCTGGGCAACTTGTCCATTGGGCTGCGCCCATAGTGCCATTAAAAATGTAGTTGGCGGGATAAACGACCCTTCCAGTAGCAAGGTCGATTGTTGGCGTCCCAGAGCCGCCAGCGCCAGCGCCCGGAATCCTTACCTTGATTCCTCTTAGCCTAAATTTTCTCCTTGGTATTGAACTGAACTGCTGTGAATCTAATCTTAATGAAAGATACGCAGAGTTTGCGTAAACCTGTTTGTCGTCTATGATTTCAGCAAAGCTAGTCCATTGAAAAGCATTAATTAAACTTGAACTTGTTGAATCAGCCGTAACTCTAAGCACTCTTATATCTACAGGAAAAGTACCAGTTAAATTAATTCTGTATTCTTTTTGGTACGCGTCAGCGGTTCGTCCTGTAATGGTATCTGAAATAATATCTGAAAATCCACCGCTGTTATATTGAACTTGAATTTTTAAATCTACGCTAGAACCAAGCAAATCGCCTTTGTCTGTTGCTTCTTGTATCTGGGGAAAAGTTATAACAATTTTTGCTGCATCTACATCACTATTAGTTAATGATCTTGTAACAGGACTAGCAGCAGTAACATTCACACCAACAGAGGTTATAGATTCGCTAGATTCTATTCCACTCATTGCGGTTTGATTGGAAGTCCCGAAACGCGCGTCAAAACCTACGTCTTGAAAATTAAAATCTGTTGTAGCTGGACTAGCTGAATTAGCAGTTGATTTTAGTATTGGCGTATCGTTCAAAAATATATCTTTTTTGAAAGCATTGTTATATGCAGCGGTTCCTTTTGTAAGACCTTCTTTAGAAGCACTAGCCGAACCCTCTATTTCTCCCTCAGAAACAAGATCGAGTAAAGTAGCAAACTGCTTGCTGTGGAGTGTATCTGGCGTTCTTGTTGGTTGAGGTGGCGTAGGCGGTGGGGGTGGGCCGCCTGAACCTCTAATAATTTTCTTATTCATGCTGAAACTTGGTGCGTATCAACACCAGCTGAAATTACAACTGACCCGGTGAAAATTTCTCCATATACCAAAGGTACAGGAGTGCCAGCCCTGCTAGTATTTTGTGTGCCACTAAAACCGAATGAAATTCTTGGGTCATTAGGCGATGAAAATTCTGGCATTTTTGGCTTTGGAAAAAGCATATCTGAAACACCGCCAAGAACCATTGAAGCACCTATAGCACTAGTCAAAGTACCAATACCAGTTAATATACCACCTTTGACAGCGGCAGCACCTCCAAGACCAAAAGTACCAAACATACCAGCACCGGGAAAAAGGAAAGAAGCACCAATTAAAGCAGCACCAGTTAAAATTCTACCCATATTACCCCCCGCGCCAGTTACAACTGGGACAATATGTACTGTTGATTGGCCTATTGGGTCGTTTATTTGTGTTTCGTCTATCTGATCTTGGTTGATTAATACCTTATATGTATTGTCGGCCATGTGTTTTTCTAGCTCAGGAAAATTAGTTATAAGAAATCTCATAGTTTGGCCTACGCTATTAACGTGTGCCTCTAACTCTTCGTACCCTAAAAAATCTTTTAAAGGCCCATAAAATTTAATTTTCTTTAACATAACGTAGCCTTTTACCTGTACATTTTAACAGCCATTCAGAATATGGCTCTCTTGAACTCAGCCTATCGGCCAAATGGTGTAAAACTTCTCCACCTAAAAAGATTGCAACATGATTTAATCCGGGGTGCAAGATCGACATAAATAACAAATCGCCTTTTTCTAATTTTTCATCGGCCCTTAGTTCTCTAAAACCAGTACGCCAAGCGCAACTTTCAAACATTGGATTTTTTAAAAACTCTTCTGGGGTAACAGGTCTTTCCCAATCTCTAAGCTCAATATTTTTTTCTTCTTTATACCAATCTCTGACAAGGCTCCAACAATCTGTTACGCCCCAACACCAAGGACGACCAATTAGAGGGGGTTTGTAACCTGTAGGCTCACAATATCCCCATTTTTCTGTTTTTGGATTAACAATATGCCAAGGAATCCCACTATCTTCACAACTGATCTTATCGGCCTCGCTGGGGGCTGGGGGCGTACTTGGGTGTGAATGTACTATCGCAACGATTTCACCCGCGTTATCGGCCTTTACATAGTCAACCGGGTCCAAAATAAAACATTGTTGTTGCGTCATAGATAAATTTCCGCAAGGAAAATATGTTTTTTTCCCTTTTTTAATAATCAACAAACCTACACTTTCTTTAGGGTCTTGCTCCTTTGCGTGTTCTAATGCCGCAATTTTCCAATCCATTATCCAGTAACCAAACCGATTGAAGGAAACTCAGCCCGAGTGCATTGTCTTTTTGGTGCTCTAACGCCAGCCATGTCACTTGGGGCGGCTAATTCAAAACTGACAACTTCTCTGTTTTCTGATGCTTTTCTATCAATCTGAAATATTTCTCTTGGGTATTCTGCCGTTGGGTCTGGTGTACCTAGTGGATTGACTTGAGTTGTTGTAGAGCTAGTTGTTGTTGAAGTTGTAGTATTAGGATTATTCATTGTGATTGTATTACCCATAGCATTTCCATGGACTGTACAGTAATATCTCAAATCTGATGGTGCATCTGGATATGGAGGTTGAAAAGTTACAGAACTGCCAGCAGAACCTTGCGTTCCAGCAACAGTAACGCCTGTTGAATATGAATCACCTGAATTTCGTTTTATTCTTAGTGGGTGTCCACTATTTGAAGAATCTGACTGATCAAAAATGTAAGTTGACCCACGTTTCATAGTTATAACTGGATTATTTACACCATTCAAAAGAAATATATTTACACCTCCGACATTTTGAACCGTTACCGTATAAGTAACTGTCTCTCCGTCTGCTGGGTCGGCAATCGTTGTTGTGGTAGTGGTTGTAGTAACTGTAGGTTCAAAGTTGATAGCGTCCAAAAATTTTGCCTGTGTCCTGATTCTTGTAAAAGTTGCCCCGGTCAAATCATTACCAACAGTTGTACCATTTACGTTTAAAAGTATTGCTGAAATAGTTCCCAAGGCATTACTTATTGTGACGGTAGGGCGTGGAATCTGGCCACGCTTGTATGCAAAACCCTCCGCTTCAACTGGAAACCTTAAATACTCATTGCCAGCCCAGACAATTTTTCCATTTGCATTAAGGTTAGAACCAGCGTGAAATCTATAGGTTGTTGCGGAACCATGTAGCGTTGCATCGGTTGTGATTGTGAAAAGCTCAATTACAGCACTAGGATTGACGTTCTGTAAATCGCTAATAATACCCGCTGTACTCAAGGCTCAAACACCTCCCGAAACGTAGTATTAATTCTTGCTCTGTTTAAATAAGTTATAGTTTTTGACCAACTATCACAAACAAATTTCTGGCTTGATGATTCTCCCGGTGCTGTGAAATCGAAACTCGCATTATCGCTTGCTCTTGCGTCCAAAAATGTTTCTATTGTATCTGCGTCCGTTTCGCTGACTTCAAATGTAAGTGTATAAATTTTGGGGTTTTTATGCGCTGCAAGGCCAAATGTAATTCTATGCTCGTAACCGTCAGCAAACTGTATAACTTTTTTTACTGGGGAACTACGTTTGACAACGCCATATTGAGGATTGATCGAGGGAAAAGTAGCCATTATGCCAATAAACCTCCGGGTCTTTGCTGTCTAATTAGTTCTGATTGTATAGCAGATGCTAGAACCCTGCCAAAGTCTCCCGCCCTTTGATTGTCTCCTTGGACGTTTGAACCGCTTGCATCTACATTAACCACGATACTTGTACCGCCTCCGCTATTTGGACTAACCATACCGCTAGAACTTGGTGTAAATATCTCTGGACCTCTTTCTCCCACCATATAACTAGAGCCTCTCACAACCCTCCCACCGAGAGAACGGCCACCACTTAAACTAAAGAAATCACCAATACCGCCGCCCAAACTCCCGAGGAAAGCGTTTACACCATATTGAATCAAAGACCTCTGAATCTGGTTAAAGACAGATGAGGCGACCTCTCCAAGGGTTCTAGTGCCATTTATTGCGCCTTCGATCGCATCAACCAAACCTGAACGTATTGACATCGACAAATCAGTATAAAGTTTTGTTAGCTCGGTAACTTGGTCAAACTCTACGCTGTTTTTGCTTAAAATCTGATCTATTAGAGACATTCTATCTTTAATTTTCGTGTTGGTATCGTCCTCTGTATCAACTACAGCGGTTTTTGTAGCTAAAATTTCAGCTTCCCTTACTGCAATTAATTCCAATAGATTTCCTGTTATTGCTATAACTTCCGTTGCTGCCGGCGCATTTGGGTTGCCGGGTCTAATTCTTCGCGCCTGATTATCTATTTTCTGTATCAAAATTCTCATTTTTTCTAGCTCTTGGGTTGAAGTTGCAGCCATAGGATTCAATCCCATTGCCGCAGATTGCAACCTAGCGATTCCTTTGCCTTGCCCAAATTGTGAACTGGCTACACCTGAAAATGGAGAACCTAAAGAAATATCGCTTCCGGCTAATCCCAACTGTCTATACGATTCTCCTAACTGAACATCTGTCATTAAGGCAACAGCTTCAGCCAAATTACCAACAATGTCGCTAACTGTTCCTAAAATTTCTTTGAACGCAGGGCCTAGTCCTTGATCTAATGCCCTTATCAAATTACCAATCTGATTTATAATCCCTTTAAACTGTACTGATAATGTGTCTTGAAATTCATCAGTTGCTTTAAGAGCTACCCCGGAAGCGTCTGCCTGTTTTAAAAGATTTTCATTAAATTTGACAAGATCATCATTTATTAAAGGAAATACTGCCTTCATAGCTTCGACACTTCCAAACAGTTTTGCTAACTGATCTGTCGTTGCACCACTAGCTGCGATCTGTTCTAATATTCCTCCAAAACCTTTTGCCTCTAGTGAAGCTGCATTAAACTCAATCCCTAGTTTCTTTGCAATTTTTTCCGCTTCCCCAGTAGGTTTTAAAATTGATACGATTGCTTGGTTTAATCCTGTAAAGGTTTGTTCTACCGGGACACCTTGCGCGGTTATTGTTGCTATCGCTGCGTTTAATTCATCAATACTTATACCAGCAGATTTTGCGGTAGGTGCGATTCTACCTATCTGCCTTGCATATTGGTCAACAATAATTTTACCGTCATTTTGTGTTTGTATAAATCCATCTACTATCTTGGTTGCTTTATCAGCTTCCAAACCATAAGAGTTCAAAACACTTGTTACCGCGTCAGATACCGTTCCCAAATCTGACATACCACCAACAGCACCCAAAGCTGAAGCCTCAAGCACTTGTGATGCTTCCGCTGCCTCAGTAAAACCCGCAGAGGCAACATCATAACTAGCGGCTAATAACTCTGTCTGTGAATATGCGCCCTCTAGGCTATTGCTTAAATGTAAAAGGTTATTTGAAAGTACGTCTACGTCAACCCCTAAAGTTCTTACCGCTGTTCTTGCCTGTTCTGCCTCATTAAACCCCTTAAAATAATTTCTGACACTAGCCGCTATCAGTAATCCACCGGTCAAAAATCCAAACGCCTGACGTAAACCGCCAACCGATTTTGTTAATTGTTGTGATGCTCCTTGAGCCTGACGTAATCCACGAACTGCCTGTTGTGAATTGACTCTCAGGTCAATATTTGAAATAGCCACAAAGTTTTACCTATCGAGTGCGGGACTTTGATTCCTCAATGTACCGTTTTTCCCTTTCGGACTTCAGTTCAAAGTAAGCAGCGTAGAACATAAATTCTTTGTCTGTTATTCGATCTCGAAGTTCTCCTACGGTCATTCCTAGCTCGCAAGATAAGAAAAACTCAAAATTGAGCCAACTATCTTGCTCTAGGCGTTTTTTGCTTCGCCCAATACTGGGGCGGGGTCCATTCCGAACAAGAATAATTCCAGTTCGTTCAATACTTTTTCTGGTAACTCTCGTTGTAGTTTGGGTGCATCGGCCAAAGCAAAAGCCTTTGAACCATCTTCCAACTCGGCTAACATACAAAGTATCCGGGTGCTGATTGCTAACGCGTCTGTGCTATTTGTCGCTGAGTTTGCAGCGATTCTGTCTGACCTTGTAAGTGGTCTAAAATATAAGTCGATGACTTTTTTACCAGCGTCATTTTTCAATTCAAACTTTCGTCTTTCTTGAATATTGAACTCAGTAGTTAAAAGGTCAACGGTGCGAGGATTTGTAGACATAAGTTAAATAGCAAAAGTAATAGCACCATTAGCGGTAAAGTTCACGGTTAGAACTTCAAGATCACCAACGGCAGCGCCCATATCAGCAGAGGTAACAATTCCTGAAAAACTGACTTTTTTTGTGCCTGATGTATCGAGGAATAATTCAAACTGTGCGTCCCCGGCATCTTCAGTAACAATAACATCATCAATTAGATTAGCTGTCTCGTTGCCGTCAGCCGCGGTATAAAGAAGCTCAACGCTTCCGGTAGCGGAAATTAATCCACCGACATACGCCCTAGAAGTGTCGCCGTGATCGGTACATTCTAAGATTTCTTTGTTTACGGTAAGTGACCAGTTTCTAGTACTAACAATAGCTTCAGTTGTACCTGAGCCATTTTTAAAATTAACTGATCCTTCCTCTCCACGAAAAAAAGCCATGATAAATAAGAAAGGGGTTGTTTAGCTACATATTAACTCTTTGAATCAGAGTTAACAGTAGTAGTTTTGGTTTTTTGCTGTGATCGCTGGTAGGATTCACAGCGGGGGTCCCATAGTGCTGGGTTGCGCTTGCCTTTTACCTTTTCGATAATGTCAAGCATATCTTCTGTAATTTCGGTCATAAGTCCTCGTATGCTTCAAAGGTCATTCTAAGTTGTGTTTGGAAGAACCCTTCTGGCTCTGGGTTTGCAACTGGGGTAGGGCCATTAACAGGGTCAAAGACCACACCCGAAACGACCTGTCGATTGTACAAGTCGCGAATACGTTTTCCAATTACATAATTAGCTCCCGCGCCAATGCTTTGTCCAGTAAATATATTGATTGTAACAGCACCCACAACCTTGTTACTGCTATCGCTAGTACCGCCAAGACTTAGATATTCTCCCTCTCCAAAACTAAACAGACATTGTACAAAGGAATCTCCGGGGGTTGGCGTGTAACTTTGATTATAAAAAACTACCGGGACGGCGGGACTACTTGCAAGTTCTGTGTTTAATCTGCCTTCGATAACGCCCCTAACTGTATTTAAATCTATTGCAGCCATTATGTTCTCCTCAATATTTTTTGATACTCCTGTACCGACCAATCTTCAAGTTCTTTTGCGATCTTATCTACCCATGGGCCAGATTGTTGATCACTACCTGTTCTCCCGATAGCCTTCCATGAAGCTGGTACGCCCTGACCGGTCCCAGAAAGCGCCTCAGCGTACGGTAAATTGTTGTGTATGTGATAAACATTCCCAATCTTTTCAGCAAAGCCAGCGGGATAATTAGAACCTCTGGGAGGTGTAATACCTTTTGGAAAACTTCCGTCTATATTTGGTTTGCCATCTGGGGCGTTCTCTCCAATCTGCCAATCAGAACGAAATCTACCAGTATCTACCGGGCTGCCCATTTTTGCCCTTGCATCAGCTTCTAATACAACAGCCCTAAGAAGTTGATTTATTTGGAACTCCATGTGTCCACCTATTTTTTCTGGGGGGATTATCATCATGTTCTTAAATAAAGCTCAAAGGACAAAACACTAGCACCACTACGAAATGTTTTGATTCTCACGATTTGATGTACCTTGCTATCAATTACAACACGATCTTTTGTTGAAGGAGTGTAAGCCAAAGAGTCAGCCGCAACAGTACATTTGAGGTCTGCGGCTTGTACTAGGTCATTAACCTCTCTGTCATTTACATCTTGCAAAACGCCTTTTACAACAGTATCGGCGGTTGTTTCGCTAATGACTCCTGTAGAAGTGTTGTAACTCCCCGGTGTTACTCTTCTTACCGTCACGCTTGTACCAACGCCCGGTATCTCCGCAACTTTGTCGATTACTTTTTGTATAGCAGCAGCAAAAGATGGCATTACACTAAATAAGCAATTACTGTACCGCTATCTAGCTTAACGCTTGTAATTATACCCTCAATCGCTGTATTGGATTTAAACTGTAGGTCGGTTAAATCTCCTGTGATGTTTTCGGCTACCAAAGTATTGATAACTGAATCTTGCAATGCTTTGATGCAACCGAAACGTCCTGTATGTGCGGCTGTATCGTTGATGATTTTGGCAGCGGGATAGTAGCCCATTAAATTAACTCCTTTTTAGTGAAATGTTACCCGGTCCGCTGATTCGCAGCCCAGTAAAGTACCGTTCAAAAAGCGGCGGCACTCTATCAGCGCCAACAGCGCCGAACTTATCTGGTTCAACGGCAACACCGCCTACACCTACTCTTTTATAATCCTCTAAACCTGACAACCCTAGACCATCTTTGTTGTTATTAAGATAAACAGCTAGTATCACTTCTGCTCTTTTTACTTGATCTGGTATTTCTGTATCTGTGTAATAATCTGTTGTGACTCGGTAAGGGAAACCAGTTGTATAAGTACTAGTAAAAGTGTCTGGCTTTCTAACTCCTGTTCTTGGCCATTGCAATGCTTGTGTGTCTGAAGCTCTCGCGCCTAAAAATCTTTCGCGGTCAATCCGCTGTGTTGCTGTATATAAAGCTCTATTTTTTTGATCTGTTGTAGCACTAGCCCAAGCCGCTACGTCATCATCTTCAACTAGACCGTCCACAATGGCTTGTGCATCAGCCAAAGTTAGATAGCTATTTGCTGACGCGCTTCCCGCTGTTGCTGTTATGCTTATTGCCATTTACTTGTGATGATTTAGTCTTTTTTTTGGGTTTTGGGGGAACCGAGGCCACTTTTGCGGCCTCCTGTTCTCTTAAACGCCTAAATGCGAATATCCCCATTAACCGGCTTTTAGTATTTGGTAGTTTAGTACGATTGCCTCGCCTAAAGAACCCCCAGAAACATTAGCTACTGTGATCGCGAAAGACCCTGCTGCTATTGAATTTGCTTGTACCAAATATGACCCGGCTGTACCAGCGCTTGCGTGGTTAACGACAATTACATCACTTGCAGTACATTCAGAGTTTGTAACTGTGAAAGATACTTCAGCGGCAGCGGCTAGTGCAGCGTCAGCCATTGTTATAACTCCTGCAACTTTGTTTAAAGTTACACCAGTTGCCTTGTTTGTGGCCTGAGTGACAGAACCTGTCTGATCAGAGCCTACACCGAGGGCGGCCCCGGCTGTTGCTTCAAATACTGATGGCATAATTAATTACCTCTAGTCTTGAGTAGATACGTTAGTTGCTCTAACGATACCGATGTTTTTTGTCTCGTAAACTTTCGACCAGTTAGCTACGGTTCCTAGAACTGTTCTATTTGGGTTTGTTGTTGTAACAGCCCACTTAGACCCTACTGGGTGGTAGCAGTAGTGTAGGTCAACAGCCATCGCGTCAGACTTAGCCAAAATGTCTCTGTCTGTCTCAGTTGTTAGACCAGCTTGTTCGCCACTTGCTACAGCGCCGGGAGTAAAGAAATAAGTTGAATACTCTGTAGATGCACCAGAACCAGTTGTAGAAACATCATCTGATACGATCACGCGTAAACCGCAATATGTTGGAACTGTATCGTTTCCACCACCGTATGCAGGGGCAATAGTACCACCAGATGCAGTTGCAGAACCGCCGTTTCCGTCACTTGCAAGAACATAGTCAACCATTTTTCTCTCAACGAGATCATAGTAGACCTTGCTATGCATACAAACTACTGAAAGTTTGTCTCCCTGATCTCCAAGGATTGATCTAGCTTTAGCAACGTGCTTTGGACTAAGTCCTGTTGGTGTGTCGCCGCTTTCAGAGTCAATACATAGATCAAAGAAAGCTGAGTTAGAATCGTTTGCATTTATGGAACCAAATACACCGTCTAGGCAAGCTAGTAGGTCTTTCTGTCTTTGGTTAGCAATGTATGCACCGATCTTTTGACCAATCGCAGCCATTGGGTCTGAGCCTGCTGCAAGTGCTGCTAAATCTCTTGATTCAAATGCACGGCCTCTGTGTAGGATTACCCCAACTTGTTTGTCAGTTGTAATCTTACCGGGTGTTAAAGAACTTGAATCAGATAAAACCTCAAAATCCCCACTCAAGTTTGCAGAGAAAAAAGGTACGTTTATTAGATCACCACCCTCAGTAGCGTTTAATTCAGCCATAGGTTGAACAACACCGCTTGCTAGGAAAGAATCCCTTTGTGTGGTCTGTTCTATAACATACGGCGTAAACACCTCGGGGATAATCATGTCACTACGGAGAGTAGCCATTGAAAATCTTAAAATAAAGTGTACGATATTGCGGGCGCAGCCCTACAGAGTCAGGCGCAGCCCTTCCCTAGTTACGATCTATAATAACCAAAAATCTACAAAATCAACAACTAATTTTTAGCAGCCGCCTTTAATTGGTCATAAAGTGGCCTATTTGTTTTATATAATCTCATCTGCTCTGTAAGGTTGCCACCATTCTCAAATGGGTTTTTGTCCATTCCAATAGGTAGGTTGCCTGATGTTTTTCTTCCAATCGGTGCGCCAGAGCCTCTTGCCGGGTCAGACTTCTTTAACCAATCTGGTAGGCTCTCAGCCCACTTAGCAACTGGGGTTTCCTCATATCCATCAACAACAACTACCGTTCCATCTTCCCGCCTTTTGATTTGTTCCGGGCTAAGTTTTGTTTTTAGTACCATGTCAGGGTCATGGACGATATCAGCCAAAGCAGAAACCGTTGGCGTAATTAATTCCAACTCTTTTACTCTTTGCTCTAATTTTTTAATCTGTTCATCTTTTGTTGCGCTTGCTTCTCTAAATTGCTGATCTCGAGCCTGTAACGCTTCTGAATACTTTCCTTTGGCCTCTAGTTCCGCTTGCTCGGCTTTTTGTTTAAACTCTAGTAGTTTTTGTACGTCCGTACCGTCAGGCATTGTGGAAAGCGTTTGTTCTAGCTTCTGAAATTTTTTCTTTTCGTCCAGTAATTCTTTGTTTTTTACGTCCATTGATTGAACGCGACTTTCGAGAGCCTTGATTTGTGAAAGTAGCTCTTCGTTGTTGTTACCAGTTGGCGCAGCCTCTTGGTTAGTTTCTTCTGACATAAACCCGCAGGGTAAATTTGTTCACATATTAGCTTACCATTTTACTTTGTCAGCCCAATACGCTGCACTCATTGGGCCTTTTGCAATATGTCTTGCCATTCTTGCTTTAAAACTAACTCTTCGATCTTTTGATTGCTGTGATTCCCCTTTTCTAGGTGGGCTACCTTTAACTCCTTGTTGTCCAAACCTGATAAGTTTTACTTTATTTCCTTCTTTAGCTAAAACAACATGAGAGCTCGTAGGGTGGCCAGTTGTTCTCTTGGGTATGTTGACTCCTTTAAGTCCATATTTTTTTAATTTGTTCTGTATTTTTTCTTTTTCAGTCATTTGCCTACTTTTGCTTGCGCTCTTTTATGAGCCTCACTAAAACTTGTACCATTTCTCATTAACCTTTTCATAAAGTCCATGTGTTTTTTTGTGTGATGAACTGAATGTCTTTTTAAAGTTTCTTTTTGTTTTTTTGTAAGAGGAGCCATTATTTTTTCTTCTTAGGTGCTGATTTTAGTTGTGATCTTCTCTTTAATACTGCATTTCCTGTAGATTCTGAAACCAAACGTATTACAGGGTCACTATCACTTCCAACTCTTGTGATACTACCACCGCTTGGTCCTTTAATAGTGGCTCTCTTACCAGCTACACCAGTAACTTTGCCAAACGTACGAGTACCTTGATACACCCAACTAACTCTGCTACCCTTTCTCATTTTCTTCTAGTTGTGAAATAAGTTTTGATTTTGTTAGCCTTCTATCTAACTCCAAACCTATGGTACGACCATATTCTTCTAATTCAATCTTAGACATCAAATTGAAATCAGGTTTCGTAGGCATTGGACAATTAACTGGCTCTTCTTTTTTGCCAGTATTGAATTGATACATTACTTTTTACCTCCTTTCTTTTTCTTTTTTTTCTTTCCACCCATTTTGTACATTGAAGCTGGCATTAGGAAACTCCGGTTTTTTCTATTATACCTAATTCTTTGTCATCAGCTTTAACATCTTCTGCGCCTTCCAAAATCTCTATGTTTTCTTGGTCAAAAATATCAACTAAAAACAAATATAAATCTAGTGGCTTTATGTAATCCAAGCTCAACATATGACCAACTGAATCATAGGAACGCGGCCCTAAAAACATTATTTCATCAACGATACTGTCAGCCCCGGATATTAGCGCCGGTCCGGGGTTGGTCTCAAGTTTAATTACTGCTGTTTCTTCAATCAGCGTGACTAGAAATCTAACGGTCATTAATATTTGGTCCTAGTTAACGACATCATCATATAAAAGTGGTCGGGGTCAGCCTGATATAAACGAAACATTGCAGCTTCGTCAATAAAATGTTCTGCGCCCATACTGATTACTTCTGTGGCTTCATCGTAAATGTCTCCAACTTCAAAACCCGCAGGGGCGGCTGTTTCGTTAAATCTTGTTACTTGCCTTCTATATGGCCTTCCAACGTAAGGGTGTATGAAACTATCTGTCAATACTTTTTCTCTTTGGTTATATCCCCCGGTAATCGTACCCTTTAATTTATTCGGACTGACTAACTTCATATCTTTAACACGATTGTTACGAAATGCTACAGCCATTGATAAATTTTTCTCGTTCATACCTTCCATTGAGTGTGCAAACTCATGGAAAATTGTTCCTTTGCCGTAGTTGCCATCAAACTGATCAATACCAGAGATATTTACATTGACCATACTAAAATTACCTTCTGGCTGATTGTATGCTCTAGCAGTTGATACCTTAACTTTGTTTATCTGCTGTGGTACGCCCGGCATTGCTCGGCCTAATTTATTTTTACCACCGCCAGTTATACCGGCTCCGTTAAACATAAGGCCGTATTCTTCAATATTTCTTTTAACGCCTCCATACAATATGTCATCTTCTTTAATACCAATGACTTTAAAGTCATCTATTCTACGTCTTATTTCTGCCTTAGAAACTGTTGAAGTTTTCATAGCCTCCTCCCTCAACTCACGCATTATTAATTTCCCTTTTTTTTCTGTTTTTCTTACATTTTCTTTCGCTTTGACTATGGCTGCTTTTATTTTATCCTCACGTTTGTTGATTGCTGAAAGTCCTGTAAAGTCTCCCTTTTTCACGGCCTTGTTATAGTCTTTTACAATTTCAACTCTTTCTGCAAGTAGATCATCATAGCGCCTTAATTGTGTTTTGTACGCGTCCCGGTATTGGTCTAGTGGTGTTAATCGTTTGCCTACAATATCTTTTCCACGGCTAATTGCAGTAGTTGGCGATGAAGTAGGGCTGTAAAACTCTTGGGCCGCTTTTCGTGGGGCTGCTTTTTTTATTGGTGCTACAACACCTTTTTCTAAAATAGATTCCGGCTTGCCATATCGTTTTTGTAGCTCCCGCAAAGATACGCGGCTACCATCAGCCCTAACAAACTTGGCTAAGGCTTGTCTAGGGTCCTTTGTGTTTTGTACCAACCTATCGAAATATTTGAAAGCACCTTCATACCTAGTTGTACCCGGGACGATACCACCCCCTAAAATTCTGGCTTTTACATTATCATTCTGCAAATATAACCAACGTGCATAATCCATCTTTTCTGGTACTGGTCCATCTGCCGAGGCCCTTTGCCTCCCGCTTGGTGGCCGGTCAAAAGGCAAGTTGTCATAGTCGATTTCTGGAACTATGGTAGAACGACAGTTAAAGTGCTGTGGTGGCATTGGTCCTTGCTCATATTCAAAAACTCGGCCATCTAAAGCGCCGCAGACAGCCGTTGTTCTACTGTCGAGGGTGGCAGTATATCTATATTTCTTGGTTAAATCACTATTTGCACGATAAACAGAAAGCGCCGCATTATTGGAAACTTGGTTAATACTGGTACGAACTAAGGTCCTAATCTGATTTATTGGTGGGGTTGTCATAATCCCGCCTTTCTGTGACATTTGCAAAATATTGGCTGTGTCCCCTTCTTTGCTGTTACCTAACAAACGCCGGGTAATCTGGGGCGTTGTTTCCCCGGTCATTAATCCATCTTGAACTGTGCGCCTAAACAGTTGAACTGAATCATCAGCAATTTTATCAAAAGCTTGTTGTACTATGTTTCCGTTTGGTAGCGTCATTATCGCGCCTAGATTATCTGATAATGTCGGCTCCCCTAGAAACGCTGCTAACTGTTTTCCTACGGCCCTTGATCTGATCTTTGTAGGGTCCACGCTAACAACAGACTCAGCAAACTTTGGCGATATTTCAATACCATTAACTTGTATATTTTGCCTCATACCCCTTGGTATCACTTTTGTCAACTGATCTTCAATAAAACCGGCCTGAACTCCGGCCAATCCTTGCAACTCTCTTACTACATTTGTATTGGCAAACTTTTTCCAATTACTTAAACTCTTTTCTAACTGGGCCACGATAGAACGTAACCTAGCCGCCCGGTAACTATCCCCTAAACCACGCCGGTCTAAGTCGGCTAGTTGCCTAACCGATTGAACACAAATATCTACAAACCTTTTTGAAACATCAGTAGAGACTTTATTTCCAAATCTATTAAGGTCAATAGCATTTCTATAAATGGCATCAGGCAAAGCCATTCGTTACGCCGCCTCTGGTTCGTCCTCTTCTTCCTCTGGCTCCTCTTCTTCCTCCGGTTCTGGTGGGGCCATTTCTGTTAGGCCACCAGCTTGTGTAGCCTCAATCTCTTCCTCAACGTCAAACTCGTCCCCTAATACCTCGCCTTGGGTAAGCTGGTCTAATAATGTTTTTTGTGTGATCGTGCCAGCCGTATAGAGTTGTAACAATGATTGTATTTCTTGTGGCTCTAGTCTGGTGCTTAAGAAATCACGATTAACAAAACTGCTACCAATCTCTGAAGTATTCAAGTATTGGGCGTGATAAGTTAAACAGTTGTCGATTAAGTCTTGCATCTGTTGAGCCACTACCATCATTGTGCTGTCCCCTTGGCTTCGGTCTATCCTTTTGGCCTCTGCTGTTTCTGCGCTTAACTTCTGCCCTAATACCGCTGCTAACCCTAGCTCATTAATCTGTTGTGCAAGTTGGTCTAATCTTTGGAACTGTGAATCGAAAGACCTTCCAGTTGGCTCTATGTACTCGGCCCTACCATCTGCGGGAAATGCAATCGCCTCCCCGGGTCCCGCGCTTACTTCTTCAGAACTTTGCGGGAATCCAAAGAAACCTAGTAATGGTACTGCTGAAATATGTAGTTGGTTATCGAGGTCACTTTGTACTTGGTACGCCTTAATATTCAATTCTGCTATATCTTCTAAAGGTGGCCTAGACTCCATGAGACTTACGCGGTTTGAATATGCAACTGCGAAAGGTATTTCTGGTGTAGTTGTAGTACCTTCATCAAAAACTTTGTACCTTCCATCATCATTTTTTCTGTGTATCTCATACCGCCCCGGGTAAAGTACCCTAACTTGTTCAATTAGTTTTTCGCCATACTCGCCGTCAGGTTCGTAGACCTTTTCCATTAATCTTAGTTGGGTAAATGTAGTTTGACCTCCTCTGACTTCTGTTCGATAGCCTAATATTTCCCTTGGTGTATAAGCTACCCAATATGGACGGCCATTACCTTCAGCCGGTGTATCAACTAGCACCCCGACATGACCGTAACGAATCATTTTTCTAGCGGTTTCATAAGTCCAGATATTAAGATCATTACCTTGTAGGTCTACGTCAAATAGATGTTCCCTTATTGTGTCGTTTACATCTTGCAATCTCACAGGCTTTCTTGTGAGCATACCCGCAAGCATACGTTCAAGCCGCTGTAGATATGGCGGGCAAGTGCTTCTAGCCAATCTGTTTTCGTATGAATCGTCTTGCTCCCTTGGCTCTTGAGGTAAATAACGCCTGTGTTTCATGCGTACCGAAAATGTACCCCCAGCTAAATCCTCTATTAGTAACCAATGTGGTTCTTGATTAAACCAAGTTGAACTAGGGTCGTTAACATCAGTTGTTACCCCGGTGTTTCCTCTGCTGTATTGCCTGCCGTATCCGCTATACACAATAAGTCTCCCTAGTTTTAATTACATAGTAATGCATTAATACAATCGAACACCAGTTCCACGCCCAGAACGTGCATGAAGTGGATTAAACTCCCGCCAGATCAGATAGCCTAGCGCGTCATTCATGTGATCGTACCCGGCTTCCTTGTCTGGCTCGCCCTTTTCAGTATAAGATTGCAACTCTAAACATTCAATCATACGTTTGCAACTGGCATTGATTTGTAAACGTACTTTCCCTTTTCCGTTACATAACAAACCCTGTACGGCTGTGACTCTATCACGGATTGGCGGGTTGCTTTTTGCTGATAGATTAGTGAAGCCATAGGTTTCAAGAATCTGTATATCTGTTTTGCTTGCATTTGTAGAACGATTCCCTCCGCTTGCGTCAGGATAAACATAAATCTTACTGGTAGAGTATCGGCGTTTGATTTCTTGAGCAAGTGCATCTGTATCATGTGCTGATACAATCTCATCAATTATTAACAATTTATCATTTAACTTAACTCCTATAACGGCACTCATATTTCCAATATTGAAGTCTACCCCGATTCTCAAGGGCTCCCGAGAATAATCAGGTATTGAATTAACTACATTATCAGCCCTAACGAAACGGTCATATACTTGCCCGGTTGTAAGATTTGTAAACTCCCCATTCAGGTACGCTTGCAACATACTGGGGTCGTAGTTACTTTGCATTCTTTCAATAAAGTCGTCTGGTAAATGCGGGTTGTCTTGTGTTCTCATTCGTATTAGTTTTCTGTCCTCCCTTTCCTTTGCCTCTTCAGAACCAAATGTATGCCACATCCATCTAAAACCCTCCGGGGTACTTGCAGCGCAAAACTGCCTTACATTGCCAGCCCTTAGCCTTCCAAGTATTTTTGGAAAGGCTCTATCGCAAACCGTTGGGGCTACTGTGTCTATTTCATCTGCCAACACGAAAGCTAGATTTAATCCGATTATGCGTGACCAGTTTTCAAAACTTCTGCACAATATCTTTGTATCTCCTCCCGGTAAGTGCAAAATATACTCGGGTAACGGACTAGCTCTAAACGTGTAAGGTATCTCATAATGCTCCAAAAACTGTTCAAAGTCTGTTTGCCATATATCACGAATCAATGGGCCTGTTGGTTCCATAACAGCCCCGGTAAATCCTACATTAAGCGCTGCCAGTTTCACACAAGCTGCGCATAACGCCCTTGTTTTGCCAGCACCATAACCAGCCGAGAGTCCTAATATTTCTGTAGAGTTATCATCAAAAAAAGCCTTTTGTGGTTCGTGAAGGTCGTTTCTTATCCTATCTAGCAATACATCAATATCAACCGAAATACCAGCACTACCGGGGCGATCAAGTACTGAACCCTCCCTAGAAAGTATGCTCATGTTGTTATTTGTGCGATTTTGGCCATTGAATTAATACAGCCTAAAGCCACGTTTAATTGATTACTGTTTCTAGCCTCTTTTTGAAGAGTAGAAAGCTGACTTAAAATGTCCGCGGTAAATTGCCTTCTATCAATGTCGAAATCTTTCTTGAGAATAATACGCGCATCTTGGATATACTGCTCTGTCTGTCTTAGCTTTAGTCCCCACTCAGCCGCGGTATATTTTATGATTTCAGACCTTGTTACCCCACGCGAAAGTAGGGCAGCAATTCTGTAAGTTCTATATTCTTTTTCTGATTGGGTGGCTTTCTTTTTTTCCACTAGGTTAGTTTGTTAAAAGAGTCGAGGGCGTACCACACATGAGAGTTACGGTAGCCGCCTTGATAGGTAGGAATAATCGGGGTAACTCCGTGACGATTGCGCCAAGCCGGGTAAACCAATAATGAATTATCGGTCTGGTCAAAGGTAGCGTTGTAATCAGGTACATGGAGATTACCCCCTTTGCTGTTACGCCTTTTGGTAATTATCATATTTATAGCACCTTTTACGTTGGCGTGGTCTTGATGAACTGGTGCGGAAATATTGCAATTAGAAATCGTAGAAGAAAAATTATTAGCAAAACGCCATTGCTCTGGTATCCTTTCGCGTATTTTCATAAGGTGTGCATCTGCTACGGTTGGAATCAATTTTTTTACAATCTCAAACGATTTGATACCGGCAACGTGCATTGCTTTTGCAAAGATATTGGCACTTTTTACAGAATGAACAGATGATCTAGTAGCGTATGGCCTTCTCATGTGCGGTTTAGGCGGACATGACCCGCAAATTGTTGAATATTGCAATACTTCAGCTTTTTTATTATGTAATCCGCTTGACCTTTTCATTTCAGATTTAGGAACTCTTTTTGTCTGTATCTCCCGGTCTGCAATGTTAACTAAGTTCTGCAAATCATTGGGCAAAGATTTTATAAATAAACCTACCGGGGTTCCATCGGGGTCGATCAAAACACAATCATCAAAGACGTTAGGTTCAAAACCTCCTACAGAATCGCCAATCTTAAGGGGCGATGTAACAGGTTTCAGGATTAGTTCAGGTAGTTTCATAATGCAAAACAATAAACCATAGAGTTTTTAGGAAACCAAGTAGCACCCCAGAATGTAACGTCCCTTTCAGCATAGTGCAGAGACTTATATTCTGCTTCTACCCGGTAACTTGCTTTTTGTTTGTCGATCACATTCCAAAGTTTTGGTATGTATGGGTCATAATCGAAACTCCATTCATAAACAAGTTTCTTAAAAGTAGCCATACTATGCGTCAGGATAGGGATTTCTGCCCCTTCAATGTCCATTTTACAGTTGTCGGCTCGGTTAGCTTGCGTATCAAAATTTATACAGGGTACTTTTATACCTTTTTTTCTAATGCCTTTGTGCATTATCGAGTTACGCCAAACTCCGCCGTTAGGCCCGATAGTTAAAATTGTAGACTTTCTTTCATCATGAACTAGGGCGGCTTCTTTAATTTCTACTGCATTTTCAAAACCGTTTAGCTTAAGGTTTTTTTCTATCATTTCGCAGTTATAGGGGTCTGGCTCAAAACAAACAGTTGTTGCACCTTTAGAGGCCGCCAAGAGAGAAAAAGCGCCCACATTACCGCCACAATCTAACCACGATTCGTTGGCCTTTATCGTCATACCTTTTTTTTGGTAACAATCTTGTTTAAGTACTTCAACGAATGTTTTGGCATCAGAAAAACCCTCCCGGTAAAAAAATTTAATACCGTTTATTTCTCCTTTGGATAATTTCATTTAAGGATTTGTTCTAATGCTTTAACTAGCTCTTCGCCTACATAGATTCCTTTTTTTCTAGCATCTGCAACAATAGCTTTGGCGTGTTCGTAATCTTCGGGTCTAAATTCTATCTGAATAGCTTTATAGACGTTGTTGGCGAGTGCATCAGTTGGGTCCTCAAAATCGTCTAAAGAACCATAGTCAGGTTCATCTGCAAAGGTTGGAATATCGTCACCCCAACCAAGTAGTGAAAGGTCAAAACCATTTTCTGATAACTTTTCTAATTCCTTCTTTAATAGGTCATCGTCCCAAGACGAGTTTAGAGCCAGTTGATTATCTGCAATAATGTAGGCTTTGCGTTGCTCTTCTGATAGATGGGATAGGGTAATTGTTGGAACTGAATCCATTCCAATTTTTTTTGCTGCTGTTATCCTTCCATGGCCCGCAATAACATTACCGGTATCGTCTATAAGAACTGGGTTTGTAAAACCAAACTCTTTTAAAGAATTAACTAGCCTTTCTATCTGAACCTCGTTATGTACCCGGGGATTGTTTTTGTATAAAGTGAGATCAATAATTCTTGATTGTTTTATATGCTCAGGGGCTACGATTGGATAGCTTGGTGTTTGGGTCATAAGTCGAGGTGTATCTGTTCTGAGTTTAGCCCTTTTTTCTTAGGATAAAACTCGACAGGT